GCCTTGATTTCCGTCATGGACGGCAAGAAGCAAATTGGCACCATTGTCGTGAGTGTCACCGATGCACCGTTCTCCGACGCTGATCCCGAGCACGTGCGCATCGCCAATAAGATCGAGGTCCGCCTGGTCGACCAGGATCTGCTACCGCGCGTGGCCGAGCTTTGAGCGCTGGATACGTCACGCCTCTGCGAGCTTGTACGGTGCAAACCGCACCACCTCGTCTCCCAGCCAATCGTTGATCGCGAGCAGACGATCTTGCAGCGGCTTTACCTCGTTGCGAGCAAACACCAAAGCGGCCTTCTCCACATCACCAAAACCGCCGGTGTTCGATGGGATGATGCCCATGAGCTGAGGCGGGACCCGATGCGCGGCGAGCTGGTCATCACGCGTCACGTTCTTGATGTTCCAAAACTCATCCTTCGCCGCCACCTCGGACACCGGTAGGAGCTGAATCCCGTCCTTCTTGCCGTTCGGTGCGTACATGAACAGGTTGCGGAAGTTGCCCGGCCCCTTCGCGCTCTTCATCGCCTCGCGCAGCCGGTCGACGTCTTCCTGGCTGTGCGCCGCGTCGGTCATGTACAGGATGAAGCCGGCGTGCGATCCGTTCTTGTAGTAGCGCCGGCGAAACAGCGTGGCCGACTCATTGAGCCACGTGGCATTGAGCGCTGAGAGGTATTCCGGCAGACCGTACACCTCCTGGTTGATGTCCGGCTCCTGCAGGTGAAAGATCGTGCCGGGGGCGAACTCATGCGGCTGCTGGTAGCTCTGCACAAAGTAATAGGTCGACAGGTCCAGGCCTCGCCGCATGTACTTCGCCAGGGCCGGCTGCAGCCCCATGCTGGAGGAGGCCCGACTGATGCGGCTTTCCAGGTAGGCATTGCCGAACACTTGCCAGTCGAGCACGAACCGCTCGAACGCCTGGCGTGACAGCAGCTTGTGCGGGATGAACGTGCTCACCAGGATGTTGCGCTTCACAAAGATGGCCGAGCTGTGATGCGCTGCCGCGCGGAACGAGCGCGCCAGGCCATCGAGCGGCATCGGCGGCTCGAACCACTTGCCCATGCGCATGCATTCCACGTAGTCGAGCAGCTCGCGCCGGTCGAGTACCTCGATTGGATCGCCAAACGAAAACGCCTCGGCTCGCGACGCGCGGTCGGTGTTTTGTTGGGCCGGTGCCTGCGCGTAGGCGATGCGCACTTGCGCGTTGCTGGCGCCTGCGGTGCGGCGGTTCTTGTTGCGGCTCATGAGAACTCCAAAATGCTGGTGTTGGTCGAGCTCGCGCCTTCGATTGGTTCATTGGAAAGCGCATGCATGGTTGCCCACGCCAGGTCGGCGTGGCTGATCTCTTTGGAGCGTCCGGCCTGGTAGGTGACGCGGCCACCGCCGGCGGTGACCGTCTTCTTGATTGCCATGAACGACGCGGCCAGGTCGGACCATCCGGCGTCAAACTCCAGCCTGCCTTTGCTGATCACGTCGTAGGCCTTGAGCACCAGCGCCGTCTTCACTTCGACGCTGTAGGTGTAGCCCTTCGCATCCGGTCTAACCTTCGTCACGATCTTGTAGACGGCGTCACCGATGCCCGTCCTGTCGATGCCGATGTGCGTCACGTTGTAGCGTTCACACACACGCAAGATGGCAGAGGCCTGCTCTTCGTAGTCGATACCCTTGAACTGGTGCTTCTCCAGCACGCGGAACTTGCCGCCCGGCACCAAAGGCGGCGCGACCACCACAAGCGCGGCGCTGTCTCCGCCCCCACCATTGGGGTCATAGCCGACCCACACCTGGCGGTAGCCAAACGGGCGGGGCGCGAACGGCCTGAAGTCGTCCCACACCTCCCAGCTATCGACCATGCCGCGCATCAGCAGCGACAACGGGAACACCGAAGCCGTGTCGTCCACGAACTCGCACATGAGCAAGTTGGCGTAGTCGAGGTCGCTGTACTCGCGCAATAACTGGTCGAGATCGAACAGGTTACAACCGCCGCGCAGGGCGTCTTCCACCGTCACGATCTGGCGCCACTGGCCGTCAGCGCACCGCATGCCATCACGCAGCGCGGCGTGGCTCACATCGAGCTTGATCTGCTTGTCCTTCGGCTTGCCCCGATTGAACAGCGTGCCCGACCAGAACGGATAGGCCTCGTGCGCGAGGCTGGAGGGCGTCGAAAAATACGTCTGCCGCCAGTGCCTGTGGATGGCCATGCCGGAGGCGACCTTACGCAGCTCCTGGAATCGCGGCACCCAGAAGTACTCATCGAAATACAGGTTGCCGTGATAGCTCTGCGCGGTGCGCGCATTGGTGCCGAGGAAGTACAGCGTGGCCCCGTTCGGCAGCACCATCGGATCGCCCCTGAGCTCGACCCCAGCCGCGTCTTTGGCGAATTGCACGATGTACTGCTTGAAGACGTGCGCCTGTGCCTTGCTGGCCGACAAGAAGATCTGGTTGCGCCCCGTGGTCAGCGCATCGATGAACGCCTCACGCGCGAAATACCAGGTGGCGCCGATCTGCCGTGACTTCAGGATATTGCGGATGCGCTCGGCCTGGCCAGCGCGATACCACACGTCCTGGTAGCCGAACAGCGAATCGTGGAATGCGTCCAGCAGCTTCTTCTGCTCGTCGGGGCTCACCGCATTGCGCTCCGCCTTCTTCCGTGGCCCCGCATTGCGATTGGCCACCTTCGGGTTGAGGTCGCTCTCGTTGCCGCCGTCCCGGTACCGCTCACGGCGCGCCAGGCTGTCGAGCTGCCGGCGCAGGAGATCGATCTCCTTGAAGTCGCGCCCCTCCTTCTTGTCCTTCGCGACCAGGCGCATCAAGCGCTCTTCGATCGTCAGCGCAACGCGTTCATCGGGCGTGGTGTCCGCCCACCCGTCGCGCCGCTTCCAACTGTGGATCGTCACCGGTTTGACGCCCAGCATTTCGGCGATGCGCGCCACGCGATAGCCCTGCCAGTACAGGGTGCGTGCGATGCGGCGCGGGTCCTTTTCCGGGTCGATCGTGAGAGAAGCAATGGCGGGGAGCGTAGTCATGCCGCAACGCTACCGGCCCCCCGCGCGCGTGCCACGCGGCGCCTGTTGTGGCGCGGGTTTCCACAACATCAACGCGTTGCCCGCGCGGGTGTCCGGCGCTGAAATGGCAGCACCACCGAACCACCGGGACACCGACCACAGAGGACACCATGCCCACCAAGTTTTTCCGCATTGCCACCGAAGGCGCGACGAGCGACGGCCGCGTGATCGACCGCGAAACGCTGGTCCAGATGGCGAAGAGCTACGACCCGAAGGTCTATACCGCGCGCGTCAACCTGGAGCACATCCGCGGCTATGACCCGGCTGGCCCCTTCAAGGCTTACGGCGACGTGGTTGCGCTGAAGACGGAAGAGGTGGACGGCAAGCTGGGCTTGTTCGCACAGATTGATCCCACCGAAGAGCTGGTGGCGATGACCAAGGCCCGTCAAAAAATCTTCTCGTCGATGGAGGTGCAGCCGAGCTTTGCCGATACCGGCGAGGCCTACCTGGTCGGTCTTGCCGTGACGGACAACCCTGCCAGCCTGGGCTGCGACGTGCTGAAGTTCAACGCGCAGGCGCCTGTGAATCCCCTGGCGGCGCGCAAGCTGGATCCGGCCAATCTCTTCACGGAAGTGGTCCCGGTGGATGTCGATCTCTCGCAATCGGTATCTGTCGACCCCGCTCCTGTCCCGTCGCGCTTCGCCGACAGCATCAAGGCGCTCTTTTCCAGGCAACGCAAGACGGACGACAGCACCGACGCGCGCTTCGCCGATGCACAGGAAGCAATTCAAACCGTAGCGACACAGGTGCAGACCATGGGCGAACAGGTCGTTGCGGGATTCAAGAGCATCAACGACCAACTGGCCGCGCTGAAGACCCAAAACGATCAGCGCGACCAAGCCTTCAACACGCTCAAGAACGGCATGGAGACCACCCAGGCATTCACGTCACGTCCGCCCGCAACTGGCGGCGACGGCGCGGCCGACATCAAGACCGACTGCTGACCCGGCCACCGGACCCAGCGCCACCACCAAGACCACCAACCGGAGTCAACACATGCGTAACAACACCCGCCGCCTCTACGATGCCTATACGGCCGAAGTCGCCAAACTGAACGGCGTCGATCGCGTCGACGTGAAGTTCTCGGTCGAGCCAACCGTGCAGCAGCGTCTGGAAGACAAGATTCAGGAATCGAGCGATTTCCTGAAGAGGATCAACTTTCACGGTGTGACCGAGCAAGAGGGCGAGAAGATCGGCCTGGGCGTCTCGGGACCCGTGGCGAGCACGACCGACACCACCAAGCAGGACCGCCAAACGTCGGATCTCTCCACGCTGGACGGCCGCAAGTACCGCTGCGAACAGACCAACTCCGATACGCACATCACCTACCAGAAGCTGGACGCCTGGGCCAAGTTCCCGGATTTCCAGACTCGGATCCGCGACGCGATCATCCGCCGCCAGGCGCTGGATCGAATGATGATTGGCTTTCACGGTGTGAAGCGCGCACCGACGTCTGATCGTGCCGCCAACCCGATGCTGCAGGACGTCAACAAGGGCTGGCTGCAGATCATGCGCGAGCAAGCGCCGCAGCGCGTCATGAAGGAGGGAAAGACCGCTGGCAAGATCATCGTCGGTGGTGCCGGCGGCGACTACGCCAACCTGGACGCTCTAGTCTTCGACGTGGTGAACCACATGATCGACCCGTGGTACGCAGAAGACCCGGAGCTGGTCGTGGTGTGCGGTCGCCAACTGCTGGCCGACAAGTACTTCCCCATCATCAACCAGTCCAACCGCCCGACCGACGCCCTGGCAGTGGACATGATCGTCAGCCAGAAGCGCATCGGCAATCTGCCGGCCGTGCGTGTGCCGTACTTCCCGGCCAATGGCCTGCTGGTGACTCGCCTGGACAACCTGTCGATCTACTTCCAGGAAGGCAGCCGCCGTCGCACGATCGTCGACAACGCCAAACGCGATCGCATCGAGAACTACGAGTCGAGCAACGACGCGTACGTCCTTGAAGACCTGGGCTGTGCGGCATCGGCCGAGAACATCACGGTGGCCGCGTAATGAGCAGCCCGGCCCGCAACCATTTCTTGCGCGCCTGCGCTGCCCTCGCGGCGCAGGCCGAGCAGGATGCGAATCCTCTGCAGAACGCATCTGGGTATGAACTCATGCTGGCGCAGCTCGGTGAGCACAAGCGCCAGCTCAAGCAGATTCAGTCGGTCGAGCGCAAGGCAGAGGCAAAGCGCCGGATGCTGCCGGAGTACACGGCCTGGATGGAGGGCGTGCTGCAGGCCGACAGCGGTGCGCAGGACGACGTCTTCATGACAGTGCTGGTCTGGCACATCGATGCGGGGGAATTTGCAGCCGCGTTGCCGCTGGCTGCGTACGCGATCCGCCACAAGCTGACGATGCCCGACCAGTACAAGCGCACTACCGCCTGCCTCATCGCCGAGGAGTTCGCCAACATGGTGCTCAAGGCGCCGGACGCAATCCGACCGGAGGACGCCGGCGCGCTCCTGGAACTGGAGGCACTGCTGAATGGCGAAGACATGCCGGACGAGGTACGCGCCAAGCTCCACAAGGCACTCGGCTACGCGGTCAGCCAAGCCGGCACCGGCATGGATGCCGCCACGGCGAACGCGCTGCGAGAACAGGCACTGGTGCACCTGCGCCGCGCCCTGGAGCTGCACGACAAATCAGGCGTAAAAAAGGACATCGAGCGCATCGAGCGCGAGATCAAGAACGCAGCCCCGCCCGGCGCCCCGGAGGGCGACGGGAAGAGCTGACACCGAGCGTGACCCCGCGCATCAGGCGGCACGGGGCAGTCTTCCGGCGTGCCGCGAAGCCTTGCCCCGTCCACCGCCTCCCCATTCACTGAACCCATGTCTTCATTCATCGCAGCCGCACCCGTGCCCGCGCCGGCACAACCTGGCGGGGAGCCGATCGGCAACGACGGCTTCTTTCCCGATATCGACGTCGACCAGGCGTACGCAGCCATGCGCCTGGACGGTACCGTCACGCCGCAGCGCCTGCGCGCTTCGCTGGTGGAGGCGGTGATTTCGGTCAACGCCGAGCTGGAGGCCTGGAAGGTGGCGCAGGTGTCGTTTGGCCGGTTGACGCTGGCCGATGTGCCGGCGCCCAAGATCGACGGCAAGAGCGCCCACGTCCACCGCTACCACCGCGCCGTGCACTGCATGGCGGCCGCGTGGCTGATCGAGCGGTACCGGACCATCGACGCGACGGCCACGGGCGACCGCAAAGCCGAAGCGGAGAACCTGGGCGTCGACGATCTGCGCCGCGATGCGCGCTGGGCCATCAGCGACCTGATGGGCCTCGCGCGCACGACCGTGGAACTCATCTGATGCGTGTACGGGCCATCCAGGGCGACACGGTGGACGCCATCTGCCAGCGGGTCTATGGCCGCACGGCAGGCGTCACAGAGGCCGTCCTATTGGCCAACCCGGGCATTGCTGATCTGGGGCCGATCCTGCCGCACGGCACCGAGCTCGACATGCCCGACATTTCCCCGCAGCCGGCCGTGCAAATGGTCCAGCTCTGGGACTGACCCCAAGGAACCCCTATGGCTGAACCCATTTCCACCAGCTCCACCGCCACGCTCGCTGTGACGGGCGCCGGGGCGCTGTCCATCCTGCTGCCCGGTGTTGACCCGGGCGCCGTGCTCGGTGCCTTCGCCGGCGCCGCCGTGTTCGTGCTCAACAGCGGCGAGCTCGGCACCGTCAAGAAGCTGGGCTTCCTGGCCGCATCCATCGTGGCGGGCCTGCTGTCCGCACCCCTGGCCGCCGCGCTCATCGCCCGGGCGCTGCCGTCCAACACCGAAGTGAGCCACGCCGTGGGGGCGCTGGTGGCCTCCGCCGTGGTGGTGAAGCTGCTGCTGGCGCTCATCCGCCTGGCCGACAACAGCGACCGGCTGGGGTCCATCTTCAAGGGCATCTCCGGCAACACCGACAAGGGAGGCAACCCATGAAAACCCTCTTCATCGTGCAGGCGCTGCTGTGCGCGTTGATCGCGCTGCGCCTGCTGCTCTTCAAGCGCGAGGGCGCCGCCCACCGGCCCTGGGCGTCTCGCCTGGCCTATGCCCTGGTGGTACTTACCGGCGCCGTCACCATCGGCGTGCTGTTCGGCCGCTACGACTGGGCGCTGCTCGCGCAGAACGGCATCACGGCCGTGCTGTGCATCGCGGTCTTTGCCGTGCGCGGCAACGTGGTCGAGCTCTTTCGCATGGGCGGGACGGATTCGTCCTGTGTCGTGCGATTCCTGCGGAGGTTGTGATGACGATTCTGAAACAAGGGAGCCTCGGCGCAGAGGTGCGCGAGCTGCAACGCATGCTGGCGGTCAAAGGCTTCAACGTGCCGGACACCGGCGAATATGGGCCGGACACGGCTGCCGCCGTGCGGGCCGCGCAGGCGCGCTTTGGCCTAGTGGTCGACGGCATTGCCGGCCCCAAGACGCTGCAGGCGCTGCAGGACGGTGTACGCAGTCCGCGCCTGCTGACCGACGCTGACCTGGTGGCTGCTGCCGAGACGCTGGGCGTGCCTGTTGCGGTGGTCCGCGCGGTCAATGAGGTGGAGAGCCGCGGCAACGGCTTCCTGTCCGATGGCCGCCCCGTGATTCTGTTTGAGCGGCACGTGATGTACGACCAGCTCAAGAAGGCCGGCCGCGACGCCGATGCACTGGCGCTGCAGTTCCCCAACGTGGTCAACAAGGTGCGTGGTGGCTACGTCGGCAAGGCGGGCGAGTACATGCGGCTCGCCCAGGCCATCCAGATCGATGAGACCTGTGCGCTGTCTTCCGCGAGCTGGGGTCTATTCCAGATCATGGGTTATCACGCCCGGCGCCTGGACTATCACGACGTGCAGGAATTCGTGACCGCCATGCGCACCAGCGAAGCAGCCCAGCTCGATGCGTTCGTGCGTTTCATCGCTGCGGACCCCGCGCTGCAGAAGGCGCTTGCCGGCAGGAAGTGGGCGACCTTCTCCGCTGGCTACAACGGCCCGGCCTACAAAGCCAATCTGCACGACGTGAAGATGGAACGCGCATTCGAGCGCTACCAGGCCGAAGAGGCGACCGCATGAATCGGGCCGTCGGCATCGTCGTGCTGCTGGCCGTGGTTGCTGGGCTCGCCTGGTGGACCACCGAGAGCTACACGGCCGCCCTCCATCGCGCCGAGAAAGCCGAGACGGCCGCCAGCGAGCTGCGCACGCAGCTCAAGAACGCCAAGGGCGCCACGGTCACCGTCACACAGTACGTGGACCGTGAGCGCGTCATCCGCCTCAAGGGCGACACGATCATCAAGGAGGTGCCTCGCTATGTTCCTGTTCAAGCTGATGCTGCTTGCGTTGTGCCTCGTGGCTTTGTGCGGCTGCACGACGCCGCAGCCGCCGGCGCAGTGCCAGATTCAGATCCCGGAGGTATTAATGCGGCCCCCTCGGGCGTTGCGCTCTCTGCCGTCGCCGGCACCGTTGCCGGCAACTACACCGACAGCCACGCCAACAGCGCGCAGTTGATGAGTCTGCAGCAGGTGTTGCGCGATCAAGGCGTGACGATCATTGGCGAGGCCAGCGCACCATGATGAAGGCCACCAGCCTGCGCGAGGCCTTGACGGCGGCCGTGCCGCACCTAGCCGCGCACCCTGATGCGCTGCACGTCTTTGTGGATGAGGGGAACGTGGTCGGCACAGGCGCGCGAACGCTCGGCTTCGAGTATCGGTACACGCTGACCCTCATCGTGACGGACTACCCGCACAGCTCAGACACGATCGTCGTGCCGGTCCTGGCCTGGCTGCGCACGAATCAACCCGACACCTTCACCAACCCGGACAAGCGCGAAGACGCGTTCAAGTTCGAAGCGGAAATCCTCAACCACACCACGGTCGACATCTCCATCAAGCTGAAGCTGACTGAGCGGGTGACGGTCAAGGTTGAAGGCGCCGGCTATCAGGTCGAACATCACCCCGAGCCCGTCAACGCGGAAGATGATCCGGCGAGCTGGAGGCCTGCGTGAGAGGGTTGCATGAGCTCGATGCCTATCTGGCCGGATTGCTGGCCAAACTGGAGGCACCGCAGCGGCGCCTGCTGGCCCGCACCATTGCGGTGGAGCTGCGCAGGCGCCAGGCCGCGCGCATCGCCGCGCAGCGCAACCCGGACGGCAGCGCATACGCGCCACGCAAGCCGCAGTTGCGGCACAAGCGCGGTAGCATCCGCCGCGCGATGTTCTCGCGCCTGCGCATGGCGAAGTACATGCGCATTGAGGCGAGCCCGGACGCCGCCGTTGTTATGTTCGCGGACAAGGTTCGACGCATTGCATCGGTGCATCACTTCGGCCTTCGTGATCGCGTCAACCGTAACGGCCTCATGGCCCAATACCCCGCGCGACAGTTGCTGGGTCTAGACGACGGCGACGCTAGCCGAATCACTGATTTGATATTGGCGCACCTGGCGTAATCGCCTCGCCCTTGTGGTGCCCCCAGCGAGTGAATCGCGGGGCTTCCGCCCTAGCTATCCTCAAAAAAAAAGCCAAGCGGGACATGCTTGGCCTCGGAGGCGGGAGGATCACCCCATCCCGAAGTACCGATCATGTTGGAACAAACGGTACGGAGCAGATGGTGGGCACCGTTAGCGGTCCTGAGAATCGGCTGCATGGGCTAGCCCGCATTCCTCTGGCAAAAATTCCAAGTGCCGCGAGGCAGGCGTGTAATTGCTATCCACCGGTTCAATGAACTTCATAGGGATGCTGGGTCAATGACGTTGACCGAGCAATTGACGCGCCTGAAAGCCGCGCCCTGCAACGCTCTGTCAGCTTGAACGCGAGCCCGTGAAAAAGTGGCGCATGCCCCCGGGGAACGGTGAAAAAGAGGCCAAGTGTAGGGGCCACTTGGCCGAGGGGAAAACGGTTCGGACTGCAACCGCCGAGTCGGCCCGGGCTGGGGGCGGGCCAGATAACGGGATGATGTCTTCACGGCATGCCGCTGAAAATCGTTCCTATGTTTTAGAACGAACTAAGCCTGTTTCCCCCCGGGTACTGAGGAAAGAAGACGCTCAGCGGTACGGCAGCGTTAATGTCAAAGCCCAGCCATCCGTCAAATTTGCGGGGCGCACTATCCAACGCCCATGCCACCCACGCACTCAAGCGGTGGCCGACGGCGTCTCGCTCAGCTTCCGGCAGTCGCAAATAGGTCTGAACCATCGAAGATGTCAGCCGAAACGACAGCGAATTGACTTTCCTGCCGCTGCCATAGCTGCCCACCTTCCACCAGGCATGCACGTCCACTGAAGGTGGATCGTCGTCGCTCATGCGGATTACCGCATTCTTCGGCAATGCTCTGGAGAGCGCTGTACGCAGTTCGTCGAGGACCGCGCTATGAAGATGTTGCCCAGACATAGCCTCCTCCCATCCGTTCCGCAGCATTCGCTGTCAACCTGGGAGTCTCAAGCCTAGTACCGCCTACGCGACCCACGTTGACGGCGCTCAACACTCCGGCGCGTTGTGTCAGCGGCCCGCCGTGTTGTGACAGCGCGAGCAACAACATGCCCCGCATGACTGGCTCGCGCGCGCACGGCACTCTGCAGGCATGGACCTCGCAGAACTCGCTCGCCTCTTAGAAAACCTCATCCGCACCGGCACTGTTGCCGAAGTGCGCCACACCCGGCCGCCCGCCGTGCGCGTGCGCACCGGTGGCATCACCACGACGTGGCTGCCCTGGTGCGAAGACCGCGCCGGCGGCACACGCACGTGGAACCCGCCCACCGAGGGCGAGCAGGTCGTGCTTCTGTGCCCGAGCGGTGACCTGGCCAACGGCATCGTGCTGTGCGCCATCCCCTCGGACAGCGCCGACGTGCCAAGCCACGACGGCAACCAGACCGTCACCCTGTACCCGGACGGTGCGTGGACCGCCTACGACCACGGTGCGGGCCTGTTGTCCGTCCACGGGGTCAACACCGTGTTCCTGGAGGCTGCCACCAGCGTGCTGGTGAAGTGCCCCGACACCACCTTCGACGGCGACGTGACCGTCAAGGGCAACGCCACGGTCCAAGGCCTGCTCGCCTTCCAGAACGGTATTGCCGGCCAGGGCGGCGAGAACGGCAACGTCATCAGGGGCGACCTCACACACCAGGACGGCAACCTGTCGTCCAACGGCGTGGTGGTCCACACCCACAAACACGGTGGCGTGCAGAGCGGCGGCAGCGATACGGAGGGGCCCAAATGAGCGGCCTGAACACTTCCACCGGCCGCGCCATCGCAGACCTGGCGCACATCTGGCAATCGGTGCGCGACATACTCACCACGCCCATCGGCTCGCGCGTGATGCGGCGCGACTACGGCTCGCTGATTCCCGAGCTCATCGACCAACCCATGAACCCGGCCACCCGCCTGCGTCTCATGTCCGCGTCCGTCTCGGCGCTGGTGCGCTGGGAGCCGCGTCTGCGCATCTCGTCGGTGCAGTTCTCCGTCGACGCCAAGGGGGCCGCGGTCATCGACATTGAGGGCGAACGCATCGACGGGCCGCGACGCGAAGCCGTGCGCAATCTCACCATCCCGCTGCGAGGCTGACCATGGGCGCCCTGATCGACCTCTCGCAACTGCCGCCGCCCAACGTGGTGGAAGCGCTCGACTACGAAACGATCCTTGCTGAGCGCAAGGCCGCGCTGATCGCGCGCTACCCGGCAGAGAAGCAAGCCGAGATTGCGGCCGTGCTCGCGCTCGAATCGGAGCCGCTGACCAAGTTCCTGGAAGAGTCGGCGTTCCGCGAGCTGCTGCTGCGCCAGCGCATCAACGAGGCCGGCCGTGCGGTGATGCTGGCTTACGCCAAGGGAGCGGACCTGGAACACCTCGCGGCACTGTTCGGTGTGTACCGCCTGATCATCAAACCGGCCGACCCCATCGCCGGGACACCGGCTGAGATGGAAAGCGACGCCGACCTGCGCCTGCGTGCGCAGCTCGCGCCGCAGTCGTTCTCGGTGGCGGGGCCGGACGGCGCCTATCGGTCTCACGGGC